AACCCACTCTCCATTAATATATCTTCTTTTCCAAAGCCCCTGATATTCATTCGATAGATCGGTAATATATTCTTCACTCAATGATGGATTATCTCTTATGTTAAAAGAAAATACTTTAGCATTTAATTCATGCCTTCTATCAATAAAATCCTTTTTAAGCCAATGATATGGTGAATCTGGGTTAGTTGAACAAAATAACTTAGACCCTGGTATAGAAAGTCTTGACAGGAGCATTTTAAAGAAGTTTTCTGGCAATAATGTAGCCTCGTCAAGTAAAGCTCCAGCAAATTGCGATCCTCTAATTTTAGCCTCTGCTCTATCATCGTTAGCGCCAATTACATACATGGTTCGATTGTATAATGTAACTTCTCCCTTGCCTATAGCATATTGAACTGCATTGCCAATTAAATCTTGCAATGGTGAGATGATATTACGCTTGATGGTCTTATCAGTTCTTCCGCAGATAACCATATCTCCTTTGGGACCATTTTTACAAAAATCAAGCCATTTAAGCAATGCTACAAATGACTTTCCAGCCCTAACGGGCCCTTCAAAGATATTTATACGGGCATCTGAGTCTTTATAAGCTTCGATCTGTTTATTTGATAGCGGTTGTAACGTCATCTATTTTAGCTATAAGTTCCCAACATTTGAAGTAGTTTGTTTATCGATTTTTTCTTGCTTTTTCTGATACTTCCCTTATCATCTTCGTTTATAGTACATCTTTCTAATCTAACTTTGTATTTAATCGACAAGTATATTAATGCCTCTTCAAATGACATTTTTCTATGAGTCATTAAAAACATTATTGCATCCCCTTTCGCCTCACAAGTGAAACAGTAGTACATATTATTCTTTTCAGTTATTATCATAGAATGTGATATTCCTTCGTGAAAGGGACAAAGACAGGTCGCAAAATGAGAATGTCTTACTACTTTTACAAACTCGCTAACAACTTCAACTATTTTAATCTTTTTTTTAAGTTCTTCAACGCTTTTTTGAGTATATAATTCCATCATATTTCTTCTGCTTTTTGGCTGATAAACTTTTCAGCATCTTTTTTAGATCTTATAGTCCATTTTTCTAATAAAAATGCGTAATAAAAATCAGCGGTTTCGTTCTTCATCTCTATAATTCTTTCTAAAATCAATTTTTTAGCCTCTTCTTGATCTACACCTTCAGTGATTAAATCAATAAATTCATTATCTGGATTGAATAACTCACCCATATTCTTGTGCCTTTTAATTTTGGTTAATAAGTAGACCTGTTATCATATAAATTAGCACTTATTTCTTCAAGGTTATCGTTGATTTCTAATAATATTTCTACAATCATGGCTATTGATTGAGAAATTAAGGCCGTCTTATCATCAACTTTATAAACTACACCATTTAATGTAACTTCACGGTTGTTTTTGTCATAATCTTCGTGTTCTATTGACCAGTCTAACTTCATCTGTTGCTCCTATGGAACTTATGAAGTATATAAAATATCTCTGGTATAAAATTATTTATTGTTATTGCCATTTTTACTATATAAATAGTAAATAATATTTGAGATAGTATTAATATCCCAATTATTGAATAATATATTATATTTAACATCTGTCCTTTCTATTTAAAATTTCTTTAAATTCCTCTTTTAATTCCTCAAACCATTTTTCATTATAATGAAATAGCGAAGGATATAAAAATTGTTTATTAACATACCAATCAACAGTATCTATATCATATCCCCACATCTTTAATTTCTCTATGGAGTCCAAAAACTTCTCAAGATAGCCATTAAATTCATTTTCATAGATCTGTAATTCACCATCTAAATATTTCTTTAACATTTTATACTCTTATGGTTATAATAAAATTTCATTATTTCCTCTCTGCTTTTTTGACCACTTCTGTGGTCTTGTCATTCGTTGGTATGTCCTTAATCAAATCTATGGCGCTATTAACATTTACCATGACGCATTTCGCTATAGTTACCAATGACTTCTGAAAGAAGGTGTTTTCTTTAAATACAGAAATCATCATTAAAAATATTAATATGTTCCAAATGTATCTAATCGTTTTTTTCATTATTCTCTTCTTTATACATCTTTTTTAATTCCCTATAATCTTCCCACCAATCCTCTGGGTCTTGCACATACTTCCATTGGTTTTTCTTAATATTGTGATAAAGTGTAAAAAAAGTATCTTCGAGGCTTGTCATCTTTTCCGCATACTCTTTCAAATTCTTTGTTACTACCCTTTCCATTTTATTAAGCAATTTCAATTTACTGTCTATTTGCCTAGCTGTCCTATCCAGCTTTTCATAAACAACAGTCAATCTTTGTAAATAATTTTTTGGATCTCTTTTTTCTTTATTTATTTCTGTTATTCTTCTATACATACCTTTCTCCTTTCAATTGCTGATGGAGGGACTCAAACCCCCAACCGTCCGATTACAAGTCGGATTCTCTATCAGTTGAGATACATCAGCGTTTAATTCATTTCTCTATAACCGTTTTAATATAATACTCTGGTTTATCTTCATTGAGTTCGTAAGGCTCGTCAAAATAATCTTCTATTACACCTGTTTGTTCCATCTCTACCAAATCAGCTCCGCTCAACATCACGTCAAGCATTGCAAACCATATAATTTTATTAAAAAGTACGTTCATTTCATGTGGGCCTCGTCTTTATCTTTTAGATATTCTTTTATTTTTTCTAAGTCTTTAAGTGCTAATACTGAAGCGACTAAATTAAATCCCATCAATATTAAAAATGATATATCCATTGTTACTTACCTTTCTTTGGTTCTTTATATCCTGCCTTTCTTGCCTCTGACAATGCTATCGCTATTGCCTGCTTTTGGCTTTTTACAACTGGTCCCTTTTTTGATCCCGAGTGAAGGCTTCCTTCTTTCCATTCTTCCATCACTTTTTTTACTTTTGGTCTTGCTTTTCTTGAGTACTTTACTGGCTCTTTTCCCTTTGACATTCTTTTTGCTGCCAGTGATTCGTCCTTTTTTGACATCTTTGATTGTTTTTTCATTTTTATCTTCTCCATCCTGAAAGTCTTTTAATAATTTAAGTACTTCACCTAGTTCTTTAATTGCATCTTGTCTAAAATCTTTTAAATCAATTAAAAATGAACCAAGCCTTGGTCCAAATGTTTCAATTATTTTTGTTCTTTTTTTCTTCATCTTTTTTTTCCTTTATTTTGTCTATTTGTTCTTCTTTAGCTTTTTTATCCTTTCTCATCTTGTCTAGCCTTAGATACTTTTCGATCTTTTTTTGCTGAGCTATGATATACATCTCGTTCTCATCTTCATTCAAAAAAGGCGTAAGTCCTGTTTCATCATGTTTGAGCTTGGCTAGCATTAATAAAACTATAAATAAGAAAAGTGGATACGTAAATGACATTAATAATATCATTTTAAGATTCCTTATTTAGTATAATTGTGCTTATAATCAAGTTAGTTATTTGTAATATAATTAATAGCATTTCAAACCCCGTCATTTTGTTCTCCCTTGTTTTCTTTTTGTTTGTGCGCCAAATCTATTAACGCTTTGAAATCTTCTGTGGTATTGATCAAGTGCATCAAATCAAGCAGATTAGCCAACGATCCATTGAATTCGTTCTCATTTTTAGGATCGTCTTTTTGTCCTAAACGTTGTTTTCCAAGCCAAACTTGCATGCTCGTATTACCACTCATTGCATTGTTAAATTGAGCTACATGAAGCATTACATCCCCTTTTCGTCGCTTTTTGGAGGCATATTCCGAAAATAGCATTCCCTTTTCTTGTTGGCATCTTGCATAAAATGTATCATGATGAATATCTAATGCATCGGCTATGTCCGTTCCTTTTGCTCCAGCCATTAAAGCTTTATCTACTTCTCTCCAATCAATTGGGATGGCTTTTCTTCCTCCATTTCTTCCAAATGGTTCTTTTTTCTTTTCCATTATTTACTCCTCACTTTCATTGATGCTGTTGGAAAATCACCTAGGATAAAATCAAGTTCCTTTTGAACTTTACGAAGATCATCTTCATTGTCAAACTTAATATTAATGGAGAATGTTTTTGGTTTTTCTTTTGGAACTATATCGACTAGCAGTTCTTCTTCTGTGAATCCAGAATCCAATAATACACTTGGATCCCATTGGTTAGCGAACATGTCAAAGTCCCACTCACCAACGTTTTTATTTAATCGAATAGTTAGTTCTTCTTGTTCTCTTTTGGAAAGTGTTCTGGAAGGTATCGCAACATGAGCTTTATCATATCCGAGTGATCGCAAGATGTTAAGTCTTTGGTGTCCTCCGATAACTGATCCGTCTCGTTCGACGACGATTGGTTGGCAGAGTCCGAACTTCTGCACTGACTCTTTAAGCTTTTGTGCTGCTTTCTTAGAAAGCCTACGAGGGTTGATGTTGTTGGGGATAAGTTCATCAAGATCCCTTATTTGATATTGCCATTCTATTTCTTCCATAAATACCTGTCGTTGTCAGGATTTTATCCTAGGTAATTTGTATGTCAATCATTGGATGCTATCCAATAATCGACACTTAAGTTATTTATTTTTCTTCTTTTGGAGCTTCTTCTTTTCTTTTTGCATCAGCTTCCTGCATTTCTTTTGTATACTCATGAAACTGAAAAGTTTTAATTGCATAGATTGAAATGAATATCCCTGAGTTTTTGTCTTTATCCCAATATGATTTTCCATCCTCTATACATTTAATAAGCCTGTCCAATTCTTCTTTAACTAAAGA